TAATCCTACTGGTGAGAGTACTTCTTTATCAGCACCTATTGGTGGTTTGAATACAAGAGATGCTGTGGACTTGATGCCACAAACAGATGCTATTCGATTAGATAATTTCTTTCCTGGTTCTACAGATGTAAGTTTAAGAAGTGGTTTTACCAATCATGTTACTGGTTTACCTAGCACAGTACAAAGTTTATTAACATACCAATCTCCTAGTGCTAATAAACTTTTTGCTGCTAGTAACAATGCTATTTATGATGTAACAAGTTCTGGTAGTGTAGGAAGTGCCGTAGTAACCAGTTTATCTAATGTGCAATTTCAACATGTTAATTTTACTACATCAGGTGGTTCATTTTTATTTATAGTAAATGGTGCTGATGCTCCAAGACATTATAATGGTAGTGCTTGGGCGACACCTACTTTAAACAGTATAACAGGATCTACCATAAACAATGTAACAGTATTTAAAGAAAGATTATTTTTTATAGTAAATGATAGTTTAAGTTTTGCATACTTACCTATTAACTCTGTAGCAGGAACAGTATCTACCTTTGCATTAGGAAGTGTATTTAACTTTGGTGGAAAATTAGTGGCAGCTGGTAGCTTAACAAGAGATGGTGGTTCTGGTTCAGATGATTATATAGCTTTTATAACCTCAGAGGGAGAAGTGGCAGTTTATCAAGGTACAGACCCAAGTAGTGCTACTGCGTGGTCTTTAGTAGGAGTATTTAAAATAGCAAGACCTATTGGTAAAAGATGTGTAATTAATGTTGGTCCAGAACTTATAGTAATTACAGAAGCAGGATTTGTGCCTTTAACTAAAATGTATAATACAGATGAAACTAATTATGGTACTGCTATATCAGATAAAATAAGTGGAAGTATTTTGACCGCAGTAACTAATTTTAAATCTACTTTTGGTTGGGAAGCAATAATTTATCCTAAAGGACAGTTTGGTTTATTTAATGTGCCTAACGGAATATCAGGAGAATTTGTGCAATTTGTAGTAAACTTATCTACAGGTGCATGGGGTAGATTTACAGGACAAGATGCCTACTGTTGGGGTTTATTAAATGGAGATCTATATTTTGGTGGCAGTACCAAAGTATATAAAGCAGATAATGGATTGAGTGATGCAGGAACACAAATACAAGGTAATGCAAAAACAGCATTTGTCTATTATGGTGGTAGAGGAACATCTAAAAGATTTACAGCTATACGACCTATAGTATCATCAGATGCAGACTTACCAGTTAGTATAGGGTTTGATGTAGACTTTAATGATGGCACATCTACTTATACACCATCTAGTGCTACTACAACAGGAGCAGATTGGGACACAGCAACTTGGGATGTAGCAGAATGGGCAGGAACGATTGCATCACAATTAGTATGGAGAAGTGTTGCCGATATAGGATGGAACGCAGCAATACGCATACAAACCAGTACACAAGCACAAAGTATTAAATGGCATAGTGTAGATATTTATTATGAAAAAGGAGTAGGATTATAATGTTTATTACAGATAAAATATGGAAACTATTAGAACCAGCTAGTGCTATTGGTGATACTATTACCAGAGAAGAAATAGAACAAGGTTTAAAAATAGGAATGTATAAAATGTTTAATAATGAAGATAGTGTTGCTATTACAGCAGATCATAGAGGTGTATTAAGAATAGGAATTGCTGGTGGCAATATAAATAGTTTGATTAAAATTGAAAAAGACATTATAAAGTATGCAAAAGAAAAAAAATATAAATGTGTTGACATTTTAGGAAGAATAGGATGGGAAAAATCATTGAAAGGTTATAAAAGAAAAGCAGTATTACTTAGAAAGGAAATAGCATGAGTTTTATATTTAGTTCACCAAAGCCACCTCCAGCTCCAGATTATGCTGGTGCAGCTAGAGAACAAGGAGCAGCTAATGTAGAAACTGCAAGGTTAGAAGGTAGAATGAATAGACCTGATGTTGTATCTCCTTATGATATAACCACAGTAACAGATTTACCAAATGATAGATTTTTACAGACTTATTCTTTAACACCAGAGTATGAAGCTCAAAGACAAAAACAAGTTGGTATAACAGATAAATATTTAGATACAGCAGGAAATTATTTAGCAGGATTACCACAAGAATCTTTTTCTTTAAGTGGTTTATCAGCACAACCTGGTCTTATAGACAGAAGTGGTTTTACTGCTATTCCAACAATGGAAAATATAAATGATTATACAGCAAGAGTAGAAGGTGAATTTTTTAACAGAGCTATGGCTAGAATTCAACCTCAACATCAACAAGAAGTTATAGATTTGCAAACAAGGTTAATTAACGCAGGAATACCAGAAGGTTCAGTAGCATACAATAATGCTATGGCAGAATTAAGAATGACACATCAAGATACTTTAAGAGATTTGGCTCAACAATCTATAGCAGAGGGACAAAAATTAGGAGATGCTCAATTAGCAAGAGCTACAGATTTAAGAAGTTTTCAAACGAGTGATGCTTTAAGTAGTGTAGCAGAAAGAGAAAGAATAAGAGATAGGCAATTAAGTGATTACTTATTAGGAAGAACACAACCATTAAGTGAAATTGCTACTTTATCAGGACAAGCTCCTCCACCACCAGCAGTAGCTACTACAGGATTAGATGTACCAGCAACAAGTATTGCACCTCCACCAATCTTTGCAGCTGCACAGCAACAAGGACAATTTGATCAAGGAACTTATAGAGGTCAGGTTGGTGCGTATGGAGCAAGAATGGCAGCATTAGGTTCAGCATTAAGTTAAATATAGGATAAAATATGGCAGTAACAGCAACAGGATTAAGACAAACAAACCCTTTAATAGATGAATTATTAAAAAGAGCTATGCAACAAGGTTCTAGTAGTGTTAATCAATACACCGCAGAATCTTTTGGTGGTAATTTTCCTATAGGTAGTTTAACTGCTGATGTACTAAAAGGTGTTAGAAGAAGAACTGCTGAAAATCAAGCACAAATGGCTATAGATGATAAAAACAGAGCTATGGCAGATTTATTAGCAGTAAGAGGAGATGATAGATATACTGTAGATGCTTCTGGTAATATTACAGAAAGAACTATGATGCCTAGAGAACAAGTAACTGGTTTTAACCAAAACCTACTAGGTCAAACACAACGATATATAACACCTGAAGGAGAAGATTATGTAACACAAACAGACTATATGAAGCCTGTAGGTGGCGAAATTTATAGAACTTATCGTGATGAAGTAAAAACAACTACTGGAGAAGGAACTGGTGTAAATATAGATAGTTCAGTAGCTAAAGCTATGGGTACACCAACAGAAGATGAAGCACAAAACCTAGCTATAGCATTAAAAGCTGCACAAGCAAGAGAAAAGACTGGTACACCTCCTAGTCAATTAGAACAAGAACTTTTACAAGAACGAGTAACACCAGTAACATTTAGATACGGTCCAGAACAAGACCCTAATTTTATTGAAAGAAATGTATTAGGTAAAAGATTAAAAGGTGAAGAAATAAGTAATATTAACCCACTAGCAATAAAAGCTGGTATTAATCCTTTTGATTTACAAAAATTAGATAGGGATATAGAAGATAAAGAATTTGCTAGAGAAACACAACTTATTGCTAGAGAAACTGCTTTAAAAGATAATATTCTTAAAGACCAACAAATAGTAGCTAATAATTTACAAAATATATTAAATACAGCAAAATTTGAAAACGATACACTTGAAATAGCTAATGCAGGTAAAAAATTAAAATTTATAAATAACCTAACATCAGAAATGGCTAGAAAGACATTTCCAGATTTTAAATCAGCAGAATTATATAGAGCTAAACAATTTGCTAATGCTGGATATGGAGATGAATCTCTTAAAATAATTAAAGGTTTAAAAGATGCAAATTACATATCTTCATTATCAGAAAAAGAAGAACTCACTTTTATTAAAGATTTTAGAAAAACTGAAGCAAAAGAATTCGGAACAATAGATAAATCAGTTACTATATTCAAAAAATTATTAGATGCTTCAAAAAAGAATAATGGTGTTGGTGATTATTCATTAATGATTTCATATATAAAAGCACTTGATGATTCTGT